TCATTGGTGCTGCCTCTGGCTGGGCTACCTGTTCGACTGCTTCTTCTGACATTTATTCCTCTTTCATCATGTTGTGGATATGAAGGATAACAGCACGTTTCCCTTCCTCAAATGCTGTGGCGTTTGCATCGCCAGCAACATAGCTTGTGGCACGATAGTTACACCGCGCCTCTAGGTCAGCTAATACTTTAGCTGAACTATCTGTGTTAAATGTTTGTCTGTAAAGGTCTTTTAGTTTTTCAATCTCAGGCGTCACTTACTAACCATCCTGGACGCTTGCGCTAACTGGGACACATTCTGGACATCCTGCTGGTCTTGCATCATCTCCATCTGTGCCTGTTGTTGCGCTGCACGTTCCTCTCTAACCTGTTGAACCTCACGTTCCGACTTCAGTGCTGTCTTTGGAACGCCTAGTGCATCAGTCACATGCTTCACTAATCCGTCTGCATCAATGTGGTCGCCTACTGGAATTGCTTGTGATAGCGGCATCAATATTTCAAGTGCCTTCATCGTGCTGTTCAGGCTGCTTGACTTCTGCGCACGGGCTAGTGGCGATACATATTCAATATCCACATCACGTCCCTGTAGGATTTCTGGTGGCGTTGGAAGCATGTCACCACGCAACATCAACGCAAACACACGGTCAATCAAAGGCCGTAGCATCTCATTCATCAATCTGCCCAGCACAGGGCCGATGACTCTCATACGTTCTTCTTGCCTTTGAACAACCTCTGTGGCTGTCATGTTAGGCGACTGACCACTAAGAAGCTGGTCAACATAGAACGCTGAACGGATAGCTGCACGGCGTTGTTCTTCCATGTTCAAGCCAATAGGAATGTTCGCGCCTGTGTTCAATGGCGTAATCATGTCTCTTGTGCCGCTTCTAAAGAAGTTCAATCCCCCAGGCTGCGTACGGATGGGCAAGAGGAAACCATCGTCAGGAACAAGAAGGGGAGGGTCAATCTGTTTCTGCGCAGCTTGGATGATTGTCTTAGACATTAGATTCAACATCTTAACGTCAGGCAACGCAACCATCGCTGGGGAACGCCCCATTGTCTCACCAGTTGCCTTCAAAAATCGTGGGACAATGTACGGGAACTCTTGGAAGCCACTTTCAGAAAGCAGCCCCTTGCTTTGCATATCAACATAGAACGATGCAAACGGCATGTTCTTGTTGTCACGCTTGTTAGGGTCACGGTTAATACGCGGTACTACCGCATGCAGGATTTCTACTTCTTCATCAGGTTTGTCTTTAAATACCTTGCGGATGTAGTCACTAACCTCATCAAAGCCAAAGCGTTGCACAGCTTGCCGCGCCGGAATTTTATAAGTCCTAAATACTGTATCAACAATACCGTACTGGTTTTCTTGCACATAGAACTCAGAGATATGGCGTGTGCTAAACCGCAGATTGCCATCATCCATCTCAGCAAACATACAGCCTGTGCCAAATACAACCAAGTCCACATACATCTCATGGACTTCAGTTTCAAAGTTAGACTGGTTAAATGCCCGCATCATGCGCTGGCTGGTTTCTTGCAACCACTCACGCACATCATCATCACGCCCGATATTCTCGTCCTTCATATCAAGCATGAACCAAGGCGTAGCACCGCTGGTCAGCATCCCGTGCAAACTAGCAGCAAGCAAGTCAACAGCCTGTAGTGCAGTACCATCAAAGATAAGTTCCATCCGCTTTTCGCCTCTGGAACGCTTACGGACAATATCCGCTTTGCGGGGCAGCATGTAATCAGCTAGTTCCTGATAATGCGTGTCCCAGTTATCTCTACGGCCTTTAAGGTATTCGTACCGCTTTACCAGACTCTTGATGAAATCTTGCATGTATTACCCCAGTAATGTAGGTGTTCCGCCAGGTGATGTCGCGCTAGTGTCTTGTAGCGCACCAGCAACAATAGTAGAACCCGCACCTTTTTTTCTTCTAGCCTTCATTGTGGCTTCTTCAGCCAATGCAGCCGCACGTTGTGTATCTTCTTCACCTGCCTGTGCTGGTGGTGGCGGTGGTGGTGGGGCTGGTGGAGTGTATACTTTTGGCTTTAGGAAAGACATTATGCGCCACCCCCTGTTGGAGACTTGGAACTAGGCTTTGAGTATGTAGCACCGTAGCCTTCCATCAATGTGCCAGCACCGCCAGCGCGTTTGCCTTTAGTGCGGCGTGTACCACGGCCTAGCATTGTATCATCTGGCACAACTTCCGGCGTTACCTCTGGGGTTACTTCTTCCGTAACCTCTGGCATATCTGGCTTTCCAGGAACTATGCCTAAAGCCTTGCCAGTTTCTTTGGCTATCTTCTTGCCTGGCTTCTCAATGACTTCCTCAAAAACCTCACCAACTCCCTTAGTGATGCCCCTAGTCACTTTTTTGGTCGCCTTGACAATTTTCTTAACTGGTTTTGGTGCGCTGCCGCCCATGTTACTAACTCCTTAAACTGTGAAACCCTAGCTTCTGAGTTTCAGTCCGAAGCCAGTACGCATTTTTATAACCCTTACTAGATAACATACTTTTTAAGTTTCTGAAACCTATTGCTATGTTACGCTTGCCGCCCTTGGCTATAAAGTCAACTATCCACGGAACAGTGCCGCCCCCGTCATAACCGTCTGCTGGGAACTCTAAGCTGTGTGTATACTCTACAACATGTTCATATCCAGGGAACGCCCAAGTCGCAAAGCATATCGGCATCTTATTGTCATCCCGCAACACCATGTATTGCCCCAGCATCATAGGCGGTCTGATGCAGCGTTCAACTTCTTCAACGCCCCACCAGCCGTGGTAATCACTCCAATCAAGCAAATACTTGATAGCTTCTACATCAATCGACTTACTCATAACGTAAATGGGTTATACTCCATCTGTGCAACTTGCTGGGGAGGTTTGCTAAAGTTAGCCCTGTTCTCTAGCCCAACAGCCAAATATCTAAATGCGTCAGCCGCGTGGCTGGTAAAGTCGTGCAGTGGATGGTCACGGAATACCTTGCGGCGTTCGTCGAACTCTTGCCTGTACTGCCGCAGATACTCTAACCCCTCATGGCACTTGTCCTTATCAAAGTAGCATTTAGGTATCAGCATCCGTGCCGCGTTAATACCATCAGCAACTTTCATCTTAGGTATCACGCGGAACTTAATGCCAAGAGTATAAGCAGTCTCTAGCCTAGACCTACCGCTACCCAGTTCCCGCACCTCAATATCATGCGGGGCCAGGTGGTCGCCATAGGTATAATCTTTTTTGCTTAGAACGTCAGCGTAGTGGTCTAAGCCAACCCCGCTACTTTCATAATAATCAATCACGTTTACGGCACCGCCACGGAATATCTGGGCAAACCAAATAGCAGTTGAATCATTTATACCCAAGTCCCAAGCTGTATGCACTGGGTACATAGGGTCATAAGGTATCCGCGTAACCCTGCCATCTTCATCAGCAGCGGCTAACAGTTTTGCGTAATACGCACCAATAATAGCAGCCGTGAAAGAACATTCGTATTCCTGTTCATATTGTTCTGGTGTCATCTGTAGTTGCGCAGCTTTAAGTTCTTCTTCCTTTACCAAGCCACTCTCACTAGCCTTGACCGTCTTGTGATACCATTGGTCAGAACCGTTCTCTACCTCACTCTTAGCAGTCTCAAGCAAATCATAAAAGTGATTATGCCCAGCCGGTGTACCCAAAAAGATAGCAGCCCCCTCTCTATCGGATAAGGCCGGTCTAACAACCTCCCCCCATACCCTTGGGTTCTGCATACCAAACTCATCGAAAGCACACATGTCTAAATAAATGCCACGAAGGGAGTCAGGGTTCTCTGCCGACAGCAACATCAATCTGCCGCCGTTGGGAAAGTCCACCCGTAATTCTGTCTCATTGAAAGAAACACCAGGTATCACACCTGCATAATACTTCACATAGTCCCAAGCAATACGTTTGGCTTGCGTAAAAGTAGGTGCCACGAAAGCAACCCTTGGACGGGGGAGTTCACAAGTCAGGGCCTTCTTGATTAATTCATTTACTGCCCAGACCGTTTTGCCAAAGCGTCTGTGCATCACAAGCACATTCCACCGCTTTAGGCTATTGTGCATCTCAGCCTGTAAGGGTCTAGGCTTGTAAGGTATCTTAACTGGTTGTGCCACCATCAGTCTCCCACAATATCCTTACAGTACCGTCACTCACCTCTACGCCAGCACGGTTCTTGCCCTCGCCAAACTTCTCAGGTAACACCTTGCCTACCTTCCAGCGCACATGATGGGCATAGTCCCTCAACACATGCGGGTTATAATCCTTAACTCCGTGTAGCGCATCGCTATACAACGTGTCCAGTTCTTCTAACGCCTTCTCCGCGCTGTACTGCTGTGCCTCTTTCACAGCCGCTGCAAACTCCTCATCGCGCTTGCAACGCTGGTAGAACGCAGTCCTGGATACGCCAGTGGCCTCGCACACATCAACAATGCTATGCCCGTCAGCTATGCTGGATAAGATAATGTCAGTTCGTTGTTTTGTTAGTTTGGTCATGTAGTTCTGCCTGTGCTTCTGGCTGTGTGTTGAAAAGGACTATTTAACATATATAAAGCGCGGCGGTCGCTGGCGGGGGCGTCGCCTTGCAAAACATGCCCCCCTATGACTCTAGCTGGCAGACATGCGATGCCTTGCCATGTGTTGCGTCAATACAACACTGTTGCAAATATGTCACACTGTGATACGCTTGCGCTTGCAATGCAGCGCGGTGTGTCCTGTGTGCTGTGTGTTGATACAAAT